CCATCGGCTCATCGTCCATCGGCTCATCGTCCATCGGCTCATCGTCCATCGGCATCTCTTCGGCCTCTAGATCTTCGCCGGGAAGCTCTTCTTCACCAAGGGGCTCAGTAACAGTAGGCCCTGCCAGGGGATCTTCCTCATCGTCATCTCTGGCGCCAGTAATTTTATGACCTAGGTATCCACCAGCCAAGGTTCCAACCGGACCAAGTGCGGATCCCAGGGCAGCTCCAGCGAGACCGCCTCCAACCCCTTCTTCTAGCTCATCAACTTCTTCACAGTTTTCGGTGATAAAGTCAGAACTCAAGCCGCCAAGGCTGGCCAGCTTCATGAATCTGCGAATTGTATTCTCTTTAAGAAGTTTCTTAGACATTATAAAATCTCCCAATATTGTTCTAACTATAAGTAGTTTAGAAAAAAACAAAAGTCTGTTTTACAGAATATTTTGAAATCTGATCTTTTTGGCCATTTTCTTCAATGCCGTTTTGTGTATCTGCTGCACTCTTACAAAACTAATTCCTAACCTATCCGCTACTTCACGCAATGTCATGTCCCCGTGCTTATCGACTGCAACCAAACAACAGTTAAGATCCTCTTCGTAGTTAATCCATTGTCGGCAATTCGTTTCCTCGCAAGGAATAGCACATTGTTTACAAATATCCTTACAGTTCATAATTCTTGGTGCTCCCGTTCTATCATATCAAATATACTCTCTATCTCGTCTTCGTTCAAAGCAAACTTATCCACGTTCTCTTTAGCCCTTTCGTGCATTTTTTGTGAATCCTTTCTCTTTTTCTGGTTTTGTTCCGCTTTCTCCTCTTTCTTCTCTTCAATAAAAGCTACTAGCCTCTCGTCCCTCTCAAGATATGCTGTGACCAATAGTCTCATAAATTCTGAGAACTTGAATCCATCGTACTCAATTCTTAATTTTAAATCAATATGCCTCTTGGGCGTATCAAAAAAACATATCTTTTTACTTTTTGATTCCATAATCTAAAAAAATGTGAGGGCTGCTTTCTCGTACACTGCTGGAACTTTGGCGAATAAATACACAACTCGTCTGAAGCTCTAAAGTATTCCTTGCGCCTGAATATGAAAGTCCCGAACGAACACCTGCCATCAAGTCCTTGATAACTTCCTCAACTGGGCCTTTGAAGGGCACCTGACTAGATACCCCTTCCACATGATGAGACGGCCCTTTATAATCACTCTGTGCCTCGTAGGAGGCCATGCCTCTATATTTTTTAAATCTATTTCCGTCCTTGGCCGTTATAACATCACCGGGGGATTGTTCAGTCCCAGCCAAAAGAGAACCTAGCATTACAAAGTTGGCCCCTGCGGCCAGGGCTTTTACAATGTCTCCAGAATTTTTAATGCCACCATCTGCTATTAGTTGTACTCCGGTATCTCTGGCCAGCTTGGCGCAGTCGATGATTGACTGTAAGGTAGGTACACCGTGACCAGTTTGAATCCTGGTTGTACAAATACTTCCACCACCGATGCCGACTCTAATGCTGTCAGCGCCCCAGTCCACCAAGGCCTGAAAGCCTCTTGCTGTTGCAACATTCCCCGCCATAAGGTGTATACTAAAACCCAACTCTTGTCTCAGACTTAGCAAGGCTTTTTTCATAGAGATGTGGTGACCGTGAGCGGCGTCAATGCAGATAAAATTTGCGCCTGCTGCAACTAATGCCTGGGCCCTCTCAAGGTAATCGCCAGTAATTCCCACTGCTGCGCCGATATGACTAGCCCCCAGCTGGCACGCCGCTTGGACGAGGTCTGCTTGCTCAGGTATTGAATTGTATCTATGGATTATTCCCAGGCCGCCGGCCCGGTACATTGAAAGAGCCATGGCTTCTTCCGTGACCGTGTCCATTGGGCTTGAGATAATAGGTAACTCAAAAAAGAAGTCACCCAGAACAGTTAATAAATCAATATCGCTTCTAGTGTAGATATCCGAATACTGCGGCTGCAGTAAGACATCGTCAAAAGCTACTTTCTCTTGGTCCATCCTATCCCTCACTTACCTTTTGGTTTAGATAATTAATTAAATACTGTTGCCCGTATCCAGAGTAAGCATCAGGGTCTTCTGGGTAGGGTACCTCTTCTGCACTTCCTTTAGAAAAATAAAAAATAGTTGGGACACCATCGATCTCAAATACTTCCGCAAGATCTGGGTTAACTTTTGTATCTATGGTACCAAATTTTACTTTAGACCCATACTTGGAATACAGTGCCTCGTAGACATCTTCCATCCCAAGGCACAAAGGGCAGCCCCTGTTGCTGAACTTAACCAAGCAGGGGACATCAGATTCTAGTATCTCGTCTTCAAAGTTATGTGGAGTCAGATAAATCATTTTTAAAATCCTCTATAATTTCCATTGCCTTCTCCCAACAGCTCGGGCAATATAAATTTACTTTCTTTTCTTCCTCTCGGACAACCACATACCAAGATGTTACCATCTCTTTATCCTTTTTGTCAAAAGCTTTCTTACAGGTTAGGCACTCGTCCGGTGTTCTATCAAAGAGGCCAATTTTCTTCGTAAGTTCTTTCTCCAGATTCTTGGACTTTTTATTTTTTACTTTAATACTCACTTCCTATCGGTGGAGCCAAGGGCCCCATCTCCTCTGTCGCTGATTGTGATTGGGTACCACTGGTATAAGTTGTCCTCTGCTGTGGCCATGGCACGGAAATGAACTACCGGGACCATCACCACTTGTGCGATTTTATCGCCGGCTTTGATGTAACGAGGCATTGTTCCCACGTTGTGAAGATTAATAAATACTTCTCCATCGTATCCAGAATCAATTACACAGGCACCAACCAATAGGCTTTGTTTTGCAGCCACACTAGAACGGTTCTTAACCTCCAGCATATACCCGTGCGGCACCCCAAACTTCAACCCCGTTGAAAGCACGGCGCTTTGGCCCGGATCGATGACAACGGTACCGTCGCAAAAACCCTTGAACTCGCTGGTGTCTGGGCTGTGAAAGATGTCCAAGCCCGCATCTGATGGGTTAGCCCTTGTGGGCGGGCGAACATCCTCTCTCATGATATAATATTCTAAAATCAACTCATCCTCCTTTTATAATTCTGTTTGCTAAAACCTTGGGTTTATATTGTCTTAAAAACTTTGCGATGCCCCTTTTCATCTCCGTATCCCACCGACCTTCCACTCTAAAAAATACAATCCTCACATTTGAATCGTAGTGGTCCCACTCAATAGCACTATCGGGAAAAGGGTCTTCATCTTTAATCCACTCCTCAAAAGCCTTCTTCATCTGTTTTATCATACTTTGTTCACACCTGTCAAGCTAAAAGTTTAAAATTATGACGAACCGAGCGTGTGGAAAACCCCCACTGCTCACTGTATTCAAGCCTACTCATGTAAGGGCGATTGAGAAATATCTTATCTTTCTCTGGTCGGATACCCCAACATTTGATCTTGGTAACTTTATTGTCCGAATCTATCACTTCTACAATCCAATATTCTTTTCCGTGCTTTGTCTTCTTAACATTTATTTTTCTGGGTATAAACCACGCTACTTTTAAATCCACGTCAAAACTAGAAATGGGAGGTACACAGTGATGTTCCAACCGCTGTATAAGCTCAGGGCTAGCCACTTTATGAATCGGGAACCCCCCTGTCAGTGATGCAAGGAATTCAATCTTTTCCTCCTCTGTAAAATCCCCTTCTGGTTCATAAACCTCAATGTTTTCTTTAAACTTCTTAAGAGATTTAACACGGTCAACGGCAACACAAGACCAAAAGTGCCTAAGACCAGAGAAGCGATCATCCATCAAGCAATTTAAAGCTTGGCTCCTTACTAAGACATCTAGAGCTTTCTTATTTAACTTTGAATATGAGATCTCCTCATGAAACAAAAACTCCTCAATGGCCGCAAAGGGGCGGTGCATCATAATCTGCTCAACAGCCTTTTCCCCCAGACCCTTCACCGAAGTCAAAGGTTGAATCAGTTTTTTTCCGTCTTGAGATACAAGCCAAGTCGTATCCGAGGTATTTACATTCATCGGCTCTATCTCATAGCCAAAACTTTTTGCAATGCTAATTGCATTCTCCTTGCGAGATTCTGGCTCCTTATCAAGAAAAGCGGCCAGCCACTCTTCGGGGTAGTAGTTTAGGAGCCAAGCACATTGGTAGGAAATAAAACAATAGCTTATGGCGTGACTCTTGTTAAACCCATACCCACTGAAGTACTCAAATGTAGACCACAATTTCTCTGCTTCATATTCAGTAATTCCCTTTTCCGTGCATCCATTAATAAACTTATCATGGATCTCTGCCTTCTTATCATAACCTTTTGTAGAGCCCTTCTTCGTGAGAAGCTTTCTTAACATGTTACCTTCATCTAGCGTAACATCCTTACCAAGCTTATGAGCTAGAATCGCAATCTGCTCCTGGAAAATCAGGAACCCGTAGGTGCTCTCGGTCACCTCACGGACAATGGGGTGAATATATTTAATGCCGTATGGGTTGTTTTTCGCTGACACATAATTTTTATCAACCTCCGCACTCAATGGCCCTGGGCGATAAATGGATGTAATCGCAGACAAATCAATGATATTGTTTGGCATGACACGCTTGCACAACTCTTGTGCGCCATCTTGCGTAAACTGAAACACTCCTGCGAACTTCCCCTTATGAAATATATTCTTCCACACACCCTCATCTTCTAAATCAATATTGTCTGGGTGTAAATTCTCCGTATAAAACTTCCACACCTCCTCGCTGGTTGGGCTCTCATTATTGTGGTGGCGCTTAAGGACATTGACAATGGCCTGCTCAATCATCTCAATCGTAGATAAACCCAGGATGTCAAATTTGATAAACCCCATTGGTTCAAGATGGCGCACCGTCTGACCTTCAGACCATGGAGTTTGAGTCACGCCCCCTGAGTTAATAAGGGGCATATGGTGGTCTAAATCTTCTCCGATCACCACGCCACCTGCATGTCTGCTAACAGAACGAACCGACCCGTGGAGAGCCTCAACGTGCGTTTTTACTTTAGGATATTTTATCAAAAACTTACGCAGGCTATCTGAAAACTCCATAACCTCCTCAAAAGTTGGCGCATATATTCCAGCTTTAATGCCGTGCTTCTTCTTCGCAAGAGGGGTCGCTTCCGAAAGCATCTTGCTGGTCACAGCATTAACTTCCGTAAAAGGAATATCGTAAAGTTTAGAAATATCCTTAATCAGCGAACGTAGCTTAAGTGTGTTAAAGTTTGAAATAGGTACAACCGTCGTCGGCCCCCACTCTTCAATCAAGTGTTCCTTAAGTCGCATAGGATTGGCAACATCATAATCAATATCTGGATACCCTTTCCCCTCTCTTGTTAGGAATCTCTCAAAAAGTAATTCATACTTGATAGGATCTACCTGGGTGATGTCTAAGACATATGAAATCAACGCACCAGCGGCAGAACCACGACCGGGGCCAACCAGTGATAGCTCCTGGGCCTTATCAGAAACAGCCTTCATCGTAAGGAAATATTTAGCAAATCCACGATGTTCAATTACTTCAAGTTCTTTGTTTAGCCTCTGTGTATATACTTCGCTAACCAAAGCTTTACTCTCTAAACCCTGCACACAAAGATCCCTTAAGGCTTGGTCAGCTGACTCAGTACCCTCCGGGACAACAAAGCTTGGAAGGCGTACAGTATTATCGGGAGTGAAATCCTCAATTCTCTGTGTGGCAATATCATGAGTCCTGGTGATTGAATCAAGGACCAGGGTATCGTCGTATTTAACGCCAACTTCGGCGGAATACTTTTTATATGCATCCCACATCTGATTGCCGTTCTTCGGGTAGAGTTCATACCCAATTTCATCAACAGACTCGGGCAGT